CACATAAGGCAAATCAAACATGTTTATGATAATATGTCTATCTTCGAAATCTGGCCATGTCAATGATACTTCACTTTCATGATTCGAAATATCAATTGATAAATCGGGTCTAATAATGAAAAACACAGTCCCGCCAAGTGCCTCTACAGCCTCTCGCTCATTAGGGAAACGAATGTCGTCAACACAAACCAACTCTGTTTTGGCATTGTTAATGGCTTCAACCATTTTGTCAACATGCCAGTTAGGTTTGTACTTTCTGATAATGCCAGTACCAACAAATTGGAGGATTTCCCTTACGTTGTAAGTGTAGATTTCGTTGAACTGAGCAACAATTTCATTGTATTGTTCGTCGGTGTATTCACCAAACACTTGTTCACAGACGGTTTTAGCCCATATCGGGGCATATTTTTCATTGTCAAAACTCCAGGATGTTCCGTTGTCCTTGTAGTAGTTCAACTCTTCAATGGTTTCAAACCCAAGCAGGTCGCAGACCAGGTTTTTTAAAGCGTCTGCAACCGTTACAATTGTACCCTCATGACATCTTGTGAGGTATGTGGCAAGGCTTGTCTTGCCAGCACGTTTTCTTCCTGCAAAGCCAATTATTCTTTTTTTCATACTTCTGGTTCAATAGGCATTTCGGCATTATTAAGGTCATTATCTAACGACTTGAAGTTGAAACTATCATCTTCTTTAATGTTGTTATGCTCATCACAAATTTCATCAAGAATTTCGTCGATAGACTTCTTATCCTTTTTCAATTTTTTATTGTCAACTCTAGCTTTATCATGTTCAACAATTACATTGGTAAAGGTTTGGTTGCGAACAATTTTCTTTATACCAGCCTCAGCCAATACATCATCTGAGAAACTATATCCATACTTTTTAATCAATTTGAAAATGATTTTGTTATCACTTTCAAATGCTTCTCTAACCGTTTTAGGGTTGTTTTTAAACTTACCTTCCGTTAATTGAGTGTCAAAATTGTAAACTGTCATAATTTTTATTTTATTTAATATAATATACAACTTTTTTTAGATTTTATCAAGATAATCTATTACCAACACGTCGTGTCTATCTTTGAATTCTTGCGGAACAATATAGTTACGTTCACTATTTGGCTGGGTTGGGACTATAATAGTACATTTGTATTTCTGTGCTATTTTGGATAGTTCATTGTAAATACGTTTTTCTTCGTCCATAATACAAATTATTTGTCACTTTTAAAAATAAGATACTATTTAATATAGTAGCGGTGCTTTCCAATGCGTGGTAGAGTCGAGATTGTGACCCCCCTTTGAGTCAGACCGCTTTTTTGTATGTATTGGAGAAGTCAATCATTTGTTTCAATGAATTCTCGCAATATCTTTTATCTATTGTAATTTCAGTTTCATTACTGTCCGAGATATCAAACATGAAATCATTAAGCACAGTTTCCATAATCGACCTGATACCACGGGCACCTGTATCAGTAACAATTGCAGTCTCAGCAATTATATCAATGGCACCGTCAGTAAAATTAAGTTTCTTGCCGTCAATATAGGCAAGTTTCTGATATTGTTTCATAATTGAATTCTTAGGCTCTTTTATAATACGAACCAAGTCTTCCTTTTTCAATGGATTAGTGTGTGTGATAACAGGGAAACGGCCAATAAGTTCAGGAATGATACCAAATTTTTTCAAATCGACAGCATTAAGATAATCAAGGATTTGTTCATCATCAACTTTAGTTATATTAAACCCATGGTTATTGAAACCAATACTGGTACTTTGGGTTGTACGCTTTTTAATGATATCCTCAATACCAACAAAGGCACCCATGCCAATGAATAAAATATTGGTGGTATCAATTGGTACTAGAGGTTGCTCTGGATGCTTACGGCCACCCTGTGGCATAACACCAACAACAGACCCCTCAACTATTTTAAGCAGACTCTGCTGTACACCCTCTCCAGATACATCCCTGACAATTGACATGTTTTCACCACGTCTGGCTAGTTTATCAATTTCATCAAGGCACACTATACCAACCTGAGCCTTTTCAACATCATAGTCACAAGCCATAAGGAGACCAGTGAGAATATTTTCCACATCTTCGCCAACATAACCAGCTTCCGTAAGCTTGGTGCAATCGTGAATATGACAAGGTACACCAAGCATTTTTGCAATGTTCTGAATTAAAAAAGTTTTGCCACTACCCGTTGGACCCGCCATTATAATATTAGACTTATCTATCTGTATGTCAGCATATTCACCATCATTACCTAACCCACATACATTGGAAAAGACACGTTTATAATGGTTATGCACGGCGATAGACAAACGTTTCTTGGCTTCTTGCTGACCAATGACACGTTCATCCAGATATGCCATAATTTCTTTTGGTGTGGGTATTTTTCCACCGTTTATTAGTTTGGACATTTTTCTAGCGGTAATTTCCGCTGAATTTGTGGTTTCATTGTTTGAGTTACTATTATTTAGTTTCATCTATAAGTTAATTTGTTTCATTATAATAACCAAAAACAAAACATTTTTTCCGCAAAAATGTTAAAATTTTTCTTAATTGGTATTATTACCTATAGTTTTTCTTTATAGGTGTTTTACACTATAACCAAAAAAAGTATATTTTTTCCACAAATTTAGTATTTTATTATTTTATTGATTTTGATTATATTTATATATGATATATTGTATATTATGAAAAACATTAACGAAGTAGAAGCGAATGAGATTGATATAAAACCATTTAAAGTTAAAGACAAGTTAAATCCAGATTTCTTTAATGATGAGGGACAGTTGAACTCACAAATAAGGCTGAGACTTTTGGATATTGCCGATGACTTTGTAAAATCTTTGGAGGTTAAATGGGTTAAACCGTCTGATATTGTTTTGACTGGTTCAATAGCCAACTATAACTGGTCAAAGTATTCGGATGTTGATATTCATATTATCTACAATTTCAAAGATGTATATAACAAAACAGATTTTGTAAAAGATTATTTTAATTCAAAGAGAGATATTTGGAATGATACACATGACGGTTTGACAATTAAAGACCTTCCTGTGGAGATAAGTGTTGAAGATAGTTCCAACCCAGCAAAATCAACAGGCGTTTATTCACTTGAAAAGAACAAATGGGTAAAGGAACCTGAGGATATGAATGATTCTGAACTCAATAAAGAATATATCAAAGATTTCTGCGCCAAACAGATGACCAAGTTTGATGAGTTGTTTGATGAAATCGACAACGAAACCGACAGGAAGAAACTGGAGATTCTGTCAAATAAAGTCGAAGCTTTATATGAAAAGCTGAAAAATATGAGAGGTGAGGCATTGAAAAGCAAGGAAAAGGAAATGGCAACAGGAAACATTATCTGGAAAGTAATCAAACACCAGGGTTATATTGAACAGGCGTGGGAATATATTAATAAAGTATATGACCGTAGAAACACCATTGACGAAGATAAACCAAAGAAAATTGTGAGAATTACAGAAAACCAGGCTAGGCTATTGAAAGAAGGCGGTAATCCTGGATATGGCAATGTGTATTTAAATTCTTGGCTGGGGAGATTTAGAAAAAGGTTAGGAAATGACCGAATAACAACACGCCAATTGCATGACGCAATACAGTCAATGGGTGTTAAAAAGGTTGGTGTTGATGGAGCTTACAGGAAAAAAGACCTTGAACAAATACTATTTAATCCAGCACAACTTAGGAAGAGACTTGGACTTGAACCTAACCTTTCACAAGATTCAATTAAAATTGAACCAATCAATACCCCAGAAGAATATAAACCAGAAGATTATTCAAGTCCTGCTGAAGATATGAATAATTTTATCAATACAGATGATGTAAGTTCAATTAATGAAAGTCTATGTGAATTATCTGATATTGATGATATAATGTGTGATATATATGATAATGATGAAATGTCTCCAGAACAAATACTTATTTCATTTAAAAATAAAAGGACAAAAACACAGGATTGGAACCCTTTAATTAAACCACTGCAATACCAAAACGCTCTGAGGCAATATATGCAATATGGTGATGCCATGAGGTTTCCTGAGGAAACTGTAGATGAATGGTTACATATAATAATAGTAAACACTATGCGTTTAAAATATAATACCGATTATGCTGGACATTCAATGTACTTCCCAACTGAGGAATTTATGGATGTTTTTGGTGAAGAATATAATGAATGGTGCAAGGAACATGGTGTTGACAATGAAGAAGATGATTTTAATAATTATAGTGAATTTCTTGAAGAAATAGGTTTTTATGACTGGTTGAAATTACCAGATGGTTCGGATGCTTGGTCTGATTATGGACTTGACCCATTATTCGAAATCCTTTCTGAATATAGAAATGATATGTCGGTTGGTGAAAAACTTATTTTGGTAAATCGTTGCTTAGATGTATATCATTGTCGCGGAAACCTTTCTTCGGCTTTTATTGGTGGTGGGGATGATGCATTAACAAAGGTATCAAATAATGAATTATTTGAAAATATACATAGAGTAAACGAGGCAGCAATGCCAGAATTTAACATACAGACTCTTTCATCAATTAAGTCATTTGCTGGTAAACTTAAATATTGTAAACAAATGTTAGGTCCCACTTTTGGTTCTGGCTCATCCAGGGTTATTTTTGAAATTGATGATAACAAGGTGTTAAAACTTGCTAAAAATCAAAAAGGGCTAGCTCAGAATGAGTTTGAGGATGACACATCAAGATATAGTGATGCTGTAGTGAAAGTTTTCGACTGTGCTGACGATTACAGTTGGTTGGTTGAGGAAAATTGCGTTCCAGCGAAAGAAAAGGATTTTGAACAAATACTTGGATTGCCGTTTGACACATATTGTGATTTGGTCAGGTGGAATTATAATTCATATACATATAGAAACAGGCATATTCCTCTATATACAATGAGTGCACAGGAAGCGCAAAAACTGACTGAACAGTTGTATGAACAGGATGAATATAATTTTGTCCATCAAGTAATGAATTTAATGGGTGATTACCAACTTCCTTGTGGTGACTTGACCAGAATATCCACATACGGTATGGTAAACAGGAATGGAACACCAGAAATTATAATATTAGATTCAGGATTATCTGAAGAAATTTTAGATACATATTACAGAAAACATTAATTTTTTGAAAATACAACTATTTATATTATATTTTAATAAAGAATTGAATAATAAGTATACTTAATAAAAATTATCATGAGTAAAGATTATACAAAAGAACTCGAAAAAATGCAACACCTTATGAGTTATGGTATTAATGAATCAAAGAAAACCGTTAACTCAAATGGTATCGTTGAATACAGCCAGGTAGGTGCAGACGGACAGACCTACGGTATCCTTAAGGAAGGAACCAAATATTATGTAAAGGTTGCCCCTAAGAAAGACACCAAAGTATTGGCAGAGGATTATGATTACATTGGTGGTTATTTGAACCGTAAAGCTTATGATTCATACACCAAGGCTTCAAACGCTCTTAATTTGGAACTTATCCATGTTAACGAAGCTAACGGTAGTAAAGAGCCTGTCAAATCACAGTTCAACATCAATGAGTCAGCTGAATGGGAAAACAAAGAAAACAAAGAGGCTAAAGCTGAATTGAACCGTTTCTATCAATTAGTTGAGAATGTTGACAATATTCTCAGTGAAAACGTTCATTACATCAAGGAAGACAAGAACGCTCCTTTCACCAACAGTCCTTCAACCAAGGATGGTGGTGGCACAAATGGCCCACAGGGTAAACAGCAACCTCTTGGTATCAAAGATAAAAGTTATGTTGATGACGGTAAACAAGTAAATCCTGAAACCGTTTACAACAAAAACGGTGTTAAAGGCACAAGTCCAAGTGGCGAATACAAGGCTGCTTGCGGTGACAACAACATTGATAAAGAAGGTGGAAATGCTTACCAAGAAAAAGCTAAAACATCAAAAGAACAAGGTAAGAGTGTTACCAACGAAGGTAAACGTGTTATCAAACTTTCAGAAGACCAGAAAAAACAAGTTTTGGCTTGGAGAGACGACAGAGCTTTTGTACATAAATCAAGTGACAGCGAACTTGACCGTTCACACGGTACCGAAATCGGTGATACCGCTCCTTATAATGACAACGTAAACGAAAACTTTGAGACTACTGAATGGGATGATGGTCTTCCATCAAGCGCTGGTATTGGCGACCCTAAAAAGTACAAAGAGCCTTTCGATAACCAGAATGGCGTAACCCAGCCAGTATCTGAAAATATTTTGGAAGTTGAGTTTGGTGACGATGATTATGATGACAGTATTGCCCAAAGTGGCCAAGATATACTTGATTCAAATTTGGAACAGGATGACAGTTCAATTTATGACCATCTTGACAATTATGGTGAAAACCCAGAGTCGTTAGGTGTTGACTTTAATGATGACCCACTTGCTGATTTACCATTGAGTGATGAAGACATGAGTGGTGAAATCAACCCATTGGATTTCGGTACTGGTGATGTACCAACTGATGGTATGAACAGTGAAGATGAACTTGCTCCACTTTACGAAGCAATTAAGAGAATCGTCGAAACCAAGCTTGACGACTTCGGTAAACACCCAGCTTACCAGAAAGTGGTCATGTCACTTCCTCCTAACGCCGATAGTTCAAAATGGGGTGAAGACTGGAATGATGAATCAGCTAAGGGTGAGAAGCCTTATGGTCAGCAGATTGGTGATTCAGCACCGTTTGATGATGTTGTAAGCGCCATCACCAACGCTGTAGTTACCGCTTTAGGTAAAAAAAAAGAGTAAATGAAAATACTTTCCTAAACTTAGGAAATAATAATCAAGCGTCACAACCTATGGGTATGAACCCTATGGGCGGTGACGCTTCTTATATGCCTCCTGCTCCAGGTGCCGACCCAAATGCAATGGGTGACCCTAATGCAATGCCAGCAGCTCCAAGTACTGACCCTATGATTGGTGGCGACCCAAATGCCCCTGTAATGGGTGCAAACCCGTTTGATGCGGGTGACAATGGTGCATCAATGTCTAGCGACCCAGAGAAAAAAGCCGAATCATTGGCTGGACAGTTAGCTTCAATTTTCCGTAATGACCTTAGAAATGATGGTATCAACACACATGAAGATAAAAAGAAAGAAGTTATGGGCATGATTGCTTCTGCCGTTGTCGATGGTATGAATGATGAGGACAGAAACTCAATGATTGAATATTTGAGCGACAAATTAAACGGAAGTGGCGAGAGTGATGGTGATACAGATAATGATTCACAGGATATGAATGGTAATGACCAAGATATGGGTACCGAAGACCCAAATGCAATGCCTCCTGCTGGTGGCGACCCTTCAATGATGGGTGGTGACCCTTCACAACAAATGATGGAATCAAAAGTCAACGAAGTTGTAAACGAGATTATTGGCGACTTAATGAAAAAGAAAGTCAAACCCGCTGCAAAAGTTGACCAGGAAGAAAGACAGGGTTATAAAGGGAAACCTTATAAAGCTAAAAAATAATATTTAAACAATTCAGTAACTATGAGTAAAAATCAAGTGATTAAATTAAATGAAACACAATTAAGCAATATTCTGTCAAAATGTGTGAAACAAGTAATAAATGAGAGAAATCAAAAACAAACTTTAAATGAAGATGTTGATGATTTATTTGGCTATGCCGATGAATGTTTAAAATATGGTTATAAATTCAGACATGCAATTCACAACTTATTTGATTTCAACTTAGATGCACCAGAATTAACAGCATCAAAAAAACCAGAAGTTCCACAAGGATGTGAGATGGAAAGTGTTAAATATTTACGTGATGCATATTATGCTGCTAATCAAGCAATAGAAAACATAAAAAGGGCAACACAATCCTTTAATACTGACTATGGCATGTAATTTATAAATGTTATAAAAATAAATTAAGCCTCTTTAAAACAGAGGCTTTTATATTTTTTATAATTTGATTATATTTATATTAAAAGCTTTTTTAACATGAAAAACATTAAAATAAACGAAAAACAAGATAAAGAGATTAGAAAACTCATTAAAGAGAACTTAGACCCAAACGGTGGAAGTTTGTCACTCCATTATAATACACAGAAAACACCTAACACTCCAGGTGAAATCGGTAATGCTGTTGTTAATGCGACAAAAGCTGCCGAGAAACTACCATCTAATCCGAATATCAGTAATGATGTTTCAATTAATGCCGACCCAGACGGTGACAACAAACAACAAACAATTACGGTTGGGAATGATAATAAAAATGAATCAATTATTATTTCAAAAAAACAATTGGATGAAATCCGTTTAAAAAAATTAAAAGAGAATTCAGAGGTAGTTAAAATTAAAAATTTCCTAAAGTAATGAAGTTACCAGATTTTTTAAAAAAGGCAATTGCAAATAACACCACTTCATTGGGTGACCATCCTGCTTTTCCGCCAGAAGAGGAGGATACTTTCGTTGGTTTTATTATAAAAAACCAATATAATCGTATAATGGAACATTTTGATGGTCAGGATTTGTCAATTAAGGATATATCAAAAAAACTAAGTGAACTTACTGTCGAGTGCCAGAAAATTGAATTGACAAACAAGGAAGCACTTGAGAATTTATGCTCCAATATCATAACAACTATATTTGATATTCCAGAAGACACTATTGATATTGAATCAAAGTTAGTTGATAAATGTGATATGTCGAAATACAGAATGACTCCAGAAGCCACCCCAGATTTCTCATTTGAGGATATTGATGAAATGAAGTATCTTACTGATGAAATCTATAAAAGGAGAATGGTCAATTCCTTGATTGCTGGAGCATCGATGTATTACAGTTCAAATATTGAGTATTATATTAGAGAGATATACAAAATCAATCCAGAATTAATCAGATTATACACAGAAATCACCAAATACAATATGGTTATGTTGTATAACCAGCCAGATACAATAAAAAGTGTTGAACGTTGTGACAGCGGTAAAGTTGACCTTTATATTGGTAATGACAACGAAAGAATTAAAATAAGGGCTGAAGGCGTTATATTCCCAGTATTACTTGAATATACCATACGCGGTATATTGGAGACAGCCTCGCAACAGGGTCTTCCTTCCAACAGAGATAAAGCGGAATACATTCTTGCTAAAGCTGATTACAGATTAGCTGAAAACTGGGATTTGAGGCTTGGTTTACCTTTATGGAGTATACTAATGTCCGATATAGAAAAATGCGGGGGAAATTTGGATGAAATTGGTTCGAATTTCATCATTATGGAAATTTCACGATTGCAACCAGAAATCTTTAACAATTATTTGCAAAATGCACTTAAACAGACTAAAAAGGGATTATCAATGACAAAAGAATTGATTGACACAATCCAATATAATAAAGAAGTTGACGATTTTGATAACTTTGTCCAAACTAAAAATTCTAAATACTCTATCAACGATAACGCCGAATATTCTCCAGATGAACTTTTGAAAGAAATTGAGCAAATTTAACAACTTTTAAAAAATGAGACTATTTATATGAATTTTGCAAAATTTCAATAATTAACAAAAACAATTTTTATGGCGTTTAATTTTAAAGATGAGTATATTAAATGTTACAATGACAAAACAAGAAAATATTTTATCGAACATTATCTATCAACTTTTAGTGCAGATGAAGGGCGTGAAGTCCCATTTAAGGTGTTTCCAAGACAATACGAATTCTTAAAAAGCATATGCAGCAACGACAACACGATTGCCATAAAGCATCGTCAGGCTGGTATTACAACAGTATCAGCCGCATGGGCTACCGCCCAGTGTGTATTTGCGGCAAAAGATGCACCTGAAACTATATTGTGTATTGGCAATAAGCTGGATATTTCTGAACAGTTATTGGAGAAATTAGCTTATTTCATCGGTCAAGTTCCCAGATGGATGTGGGGTAATGATTTCTGGTCTCCAGACCCCAATAGTGATAAAAACACAAAATCCATTTTTAAAACAAGAAATAAAGATAAAATTGAACTGTTTAACGGATGTAAAGTATACGCCCGTTCATCTGGTCCAAATGCAGCTCGTGGTATTTCGGCTGTTTCCATTCTAATATTCGACGAGGCGGCGTTCATTGAGAATGGCCCAGCTGTATATTCACAGGCTGTTGCTGCAACCGCTTCAGTTAAACACGCTAAAATTATCATGGTTTCTACCCCAAACGGTAAAGACCAGCTTTATTATAGAACCTATGAACAGGCTTTAAGCCATAAAAACAACTACAATGCGGTTGAGTTCAAATGGTTCCAGGACTTGCGTTATCAAAGAAATCTTAAATGGTCACGTAAAAACGAAAAAACAGGAGAAATTGAATGGGATGTTGACCCAGTTATCGGTCCTAATGGTGAAATACCATATGATGAGGAGAGATGGCGTAGGCTTGAACGTGAGGGATGGCAACCAGAAAGTCCTTGGTATACAAAGATGTGTAAATCATTCAACAATGATGAACAGAAAATTGCACAGGAGTTGGATGTATCATTCTTAGGTTCATCTGACAACGTTATACCAGTTAATGTCATTGAAGCACATTTAAGGCAAAATGTAATTGATATAACCAAACTCGAAAACTGGGATTTATGGGACCCGTTTGTTAAAGAAACGTGGATTTGGAAAGACCCGATACCTGGACATAGATACGTTTTGGGCGTTGATGCTTCTTCTGGTTCGGCAGAAGATAGAACTGCAATTGAAATTATAGATATTGATGCAATAGATGAAGAAACTGGTATGCCATATTTTGACCAGGTACTTGAATACTACGGGAAACGTACTGGCGATGAAATTGGTGAAATGGTGTATAACTATGCCACAGCGTTCAATAACGCACTGGTTGTGGTTGAATGTATCGGCGGTTATGGCGATGCCATTATTCTGACATTAATGGCTAAGAGATATAAAAATATCTATTACGACGACCCAGGTTTGAAAACCTACACAGTTGAAAAGGCATATTCGACATTCAATCTTAAGCCTGGTGATAAACTTCCTGGTTTCAGAACCAATGCTGTACGTGTCCAGATGATTGGCAACTTCGTTGCAATGCTGAAAGAAAACGCTTTCAGAGTTAGAAGTACACGTGTTATCACTGAAATGGATACTTGGATTTGGAAAAATGGCAGGCCTGACCACATGGAAGGCTGTCATGACGATAGTTTGACTTGTTTAGCGATGACGCTGTTTGTAATCCAATTCTATGTTATTAAAAGTGATAAAGATAAGGCATTGAGTAAACAAATATTAAAATCATTCAGAGTCAATAACTTGGGAAAAGATAATAAGCCAATTGCAATGGAAGACAACACCCCAATTTCAAATACCAGACCAATGCCATTCTATACAAGAGGAAACATGGAGAGACAGAGACAAAAACAAATGGTAGCAATGCTTATGTTGGCGGGCTTCAGAAAAAAAGAATAAAATAACTTGAATATTAGATTTAAAAACATTATATTTATATAATATAATATTTTAGTAAAATGCCAACAGTATTTCAAAGATTAAATAAAGCATTTGGCGGGAATACGGCGATTCCCACACCAACCTCGACAAATTATACACGAAATGTGCATAATTATGCTGGGCTTGGCAGCAATGATGTAATATATGCAACAAGGTCGAAGGAAGAATATACACAGAAACTTGCTCAATTAAGACAAGAAAGGTTATTAGCTAAACAATGGAAGAGGGCTCAATATGAGACTCAAAACAACGCTTTAGCCAATATGACCGAGGTTCAGATGATGTACAGGGAAGCCGACATGATGGACTTATTCCCAGAAATAGGTGCAGCGCTTGATGTGTACATGGAAGAAAGTTGCTATATCAAGCCAAACGGCATGCTAATCAATGTCACATCAAAGTCTGAACGCATCAAATCAATTCTTGAAGACCTTATTTACAATAGGTTGTCAGCTAATATTATGTTTCCAATGATTACCAGAAGTACCGTAAAATATGGTAATACATTCATGCTTCTTAATGTGACCGAAGATAACGGTATTATTGGCTGGAAACAACTTCCCGTATATGAGATGCAGCGTTTTGAAAACGGCATGGATAATCCATACAGTTCAGGTTTTGCCAATGTGGCTAACATTGATGTGGATTCTCCAGATGCGACTAAATTCGTTTGGGTTGGCAAAAACGAGTTTACACCATACAGGAACTGGCAGATTGCACATTTTAGACTACTTTATGATTCACTATATCTTCCATATGGCGTTAGCGCTTTAAATAAAGCCCGTCGTCACTGGCGCATGTTGTCAATGATGGAAGACATGATGCTAATGTACCGTCTTGAACGTTCGGTTGAAAGACGTGTTTATAAAGTAAATGTCGGAGGTATTGATGAACAAGACGTGCCAGCATACATGGATGAAATTGCAAATCAATTTAAGAGAACTCCAATCATTGACCCATTGACTGGCCAGGTTGATTTAAGAAAAAACATTATGTCACAGATGGATGATTACTTTATTCCTGTTCGTGATGGTAATGACCCGACTTCAATCGACAACCTTTCGGCTGGTAACAATCTTACCGCAATGGATGATATTAAGTTTGTCCAGAATAAACTTTGCACGGCACTCAGGGTTCCTAAATCATTCTTGAATTTTGAAGATACAACTGGCGATGGTAAAAACCTTTCATTACTTGATGTGCGATTCACCAAAACAGTAAACAGAGTACAGCAGATGATGTTGATGGAACTTACCAAGGTATGTATTATCCATTTGTATTTACTTGGATTTGAAGATGACCTTACCAATTTCAGCCTTACAATGAACAATCCTTCATCACAGGCTGAAATGATGGAACTTGACAATCTGAGTAAGAAGATTGAAATGGCTAAAAGCGCTGTTGCTGACCCAGGCGGTGGATTGCCGTTATATTCAGTTACAAGGGCGCAGAAAGAGATTCTTGGCTGGAGTGACAAACAAATCAGTGACAACCTTGAAGAACTCAGGCTCGAAAAAGCGTTGGCTGCTGAACTTGAACAAACTGTGTCAATCATCAAACGTACTGGATTGTTTGACAAGGTTGACAACCTTTATGGTGAACCAGGTGCTGAATATGGCAATAATGCTGGTGGTCAAGGTCAGGAAGACTCAATGGGAGGCGGTGGTGCCCCAGGAGGCGGTATGCCAGGCGGCTTAGATATGGGAGACGAAATGGATGACGATATGGGCGGTGAAATGCCAGGTGCCGAGGGTGACATGTCAATGGATGACGCTGCAACCTCGGAAGGTGCTGAAAGTGACAGTGGAACAGAACCATTAAACGAAATATTTTTCAATAGATTGATGCAGAAAACCATTAATGAAAAGAAAGAATTAAAGAAAAATTTAATGGAAAGAACCAAACATTATCAAACAATGTTGCTCAATAAAATAAATGAATCCAAAATACAGGAGGAAAAAGAATTGAATGTGCCTTTATATACCAAGAATTTTTTGATTAATGAAGAATTAAATTCAATGGCAAAAGGTTTGGGTAAACATATTAATGAAAAAAAATAAAAGTATAATATTTATATACATACAAACAACTAAAGTCATGACTAACGAAATCAGTATAAACATCGAAAAAGGTATTAAATTGTTGAATGAGGCTTTGAAACAATATGAAAATGGGGAAATTTCATCAGCGTACAAAGCCTATAAAGAAGCTGGTAGTTTTTTAACTGAGGCCAACACCCGTGCCAACACGAATGAAGGCAAAATTTCTTTAAGATACGGCGGGAATAGGAACTTTGGTGTTATTTACAAAATTTTCGAATCAAACACCAGAGATTTGTTGAGGGATAAATCAAGCCAGAAAAAATTAAAGAATATTATGGGTCTTATTCGCGAGAATAAAGTTTTGAATGATGAGTTTAATGCGTACAATGCTTTCACTAATCCAACTAATGTTGAGAATCCAGGTGAATATGTAAACGAGGCAATGTCACTCATTACCCGTTATTCAAGAAAAACCATTTGCGAGAACAATGAAAAACTTATTAACTTATTCAAAGAGTATAAATTGAATGAGAACATTAGTGTTGATGACAGTGAGATAGAACTTTTTGAGAATATCGAATACTTGATTCTCCATAACAAAGATTTCAAGAACATTAACAAATATAACGATATCCAGAAAAGACTATGCGAATATGTTACCGAGAACAACGTAATGTTAACTGAATCAAAAAACATCGACGACTTATATGATGAAAAGATTAACGAAGTTGTTAAAAAACATGAAAGTGAACTTAATGACGATGAGATTAAACTAATCATGGAAGTAAACGACCCATCTAAAGCTAAAAAATTATTCAACAAATACAAATCAGAAGTAACCTCATTGGTCAATGAACAAATCAAGGAAGGCAAGGATGTTGAATCCTGGAATGAAATTCTTGATAAAGTAAATTCCAAGGTTTTCGAATCAAAAACCGCCTTGACGGATATTGCTGAGTTCATTGAAATCAAGAATGAGATTGAAGGTTAAGCGACAGCCCCGCTCTACTTTCTTGTAGAGACATAAGCCACTTTTGAGTGGCTTTTTTTTTAGTCCATACTATTTATAATTAAATAACTGTATAGAAACAAGATTTATTATATGAAGAAAATTATTAGACTCACGAAAAACGATATCAGGAGAATGGTGATGGAATCCATGGATGCTTGGGAGGATGCTATATATAAAAAGAATCAAGACCAAGGATTCAGACACCGTTATGGAATAGGGCAAGATTGGCCACATTATGACAACGAAGACTATGACAACGGCATATGGCAAGATGATGATGGTAAATGTTGGACGGTTTATCCTGGTGAACGTCAAGCCACATGTTTAGATGATGAAATGAATGAAAGTGTGGGGAGAAAAACGATTAGACTCACGGAAGGTGAATTGAGAGGTTTAATTACAAAAATTTTAAATGAAGAGTATATTAACCCCGAAGGCTCTCTTGATAATCCAAATGCAGGTGACCCATTTGGTGATTATCGTGATGAAATTGTTAATGATTACAATGGCGATGATAGAGCTGCTGAAAATGATTATTCTTGGGGGTTAAACCAGGGTGATTATCCGTCAACACTTCCAGGTCATAGAACCAACCGAAATGGTGTAAACAGAGATATTGATGACATTCACACAATCCATAATCGTGCCAAAGAATGGTCACCAAAACAACTCCGTTCAGCGGATAGAATGAAGGATAAATGGATTAAAGGTGAGCGTGATTTGGATGACATTGATGATGCATTTTATGGTAGTTCATTGAATGAAGCCGTCTCTCGCGCAATAAGAAAATATTTGAAATAGTTGAATAAGAACAAATTTTAGTAACATGAAACAGACAATTAGACTAACGGAAAGTGAATTGAACTATCTTATAAAGGAAAGTGTGAAAAGCGTTATTAAAGAAAGTGAAATAGATATTGATGATGACTCTTATTATGGTGGAGGGTTACCAGAACAGAAACCACAAGCACATACATATAACTGTGAAAAAGAACTAACGGAA